GGTGACTTTGATTTTGTTTCTTCACCCTTTGCTCTTTTTTTACGAGCAGCACAATGAGCTTTCTGAGAAAATCCACTAGGATTATCACAGTTTATTGATCTTTTATATTTGTCAGACCAACTCATTTAAAAAATATGTTACTCTTTATTATTTAGAAAACCTTGTTTGAGTAGTTTAGAGAGTTCTGATGTTGACCCTACAAATACTGCATTGTTCGTAACATTATTTGTGGTCTTTACAGTATCATCTTCTACATCCTTTAATTTTTTCTGTAAGTCAATGAGTTTATCGGTTACGTCACCAACACTTTTGATAAGTTGTCCTGCGACTTCATAAGCCCTTGGACTGTCACTTTCACCAGCAAGTTCCATAATTCCATTAATAGCTTCTTGACCTTTCTCTATTAATGAATATAAATTGGCTCTTGTATACTCATAATCTTTTTTTATATCATTAGTTTTTAAATCTTCAGCATAAGGTTTTATATCAGAAGAAGTTTTTTCAACTTCTATAATACTACTTTCAATATTCAGAGATTGATCAAGATTATCATAATTCGGCATAACATTTATCAGATATCAGTTTGTTGTGTTGGGCTATAAGCTTTTGAGTCTCCAAGATATTGCCAATCTTCATCAAAATCAAATGGATCTCCAGGATTAGCATCAATCGGATCGGGTTGAACTGTATATCTCATTTCTCTCTTAGCCGATGTAGTATCTGTATTAGTGTATGTATCAACAATAACCTTACGAATCAGACCCTCTGGATTATCCGCAACAGGTCCAAATAGATAGGTTTTTGCTGTAAACTGTAAAGTATATATTAATGCTCTTCGAGTTGAAAAATCTCCTTCATAATCATCTTGAAAAGAAACATTATTTAAAACGACTGGAATATCTCTTTTTTCTCCGATTGATTCGACTAAATCTATTGTTATATTGAACGCTGGTTGAAAATATGGTAAAATCTGTTCTACAATTTGCAAAGAATCATCATTAAGTTTGGAAAGAATACTTAATTCAAACCCAAGATTATAAGGAACTGGCATATAAACTTTCTTCATTTGATTTCCATCAACTGCTTTGAAAGTTTGAGATATTCCTGTTTTTCGCGTAGGATCATATTGAATTGAAACCATTTCAAATGACATTCTTGGAAGAGAAATTTGAATTGGTTTATTTAAATTTGCTTGTTGTTCTAATCTGGCTAAAAATTTTTGAGCAGGACCATACGACAAAGGAACTGATAATTCGCTAATTACAGCATCTGAAGAATTTTTGTGTTTGATTTTTATATCATTGAATAAAGTTCCAAAACCAATAATAGTTTTACGAATAATCTCGTGATAGTAATAAGTTCCTAACATTAATAGACACCAAATGGATTTGATTCTGTAAAGTCGAGTATAAAATCTGCCTCTTCTTCTATTTCCTCATTTTGTCTATATTTATCAGTTATACTGGTGTTAGCTGCAGATACTTTAATAGCATATGCTGCTCCAGACTTAGAACCAGTTATAACTTCACCAGGATAGAAAGTTCCAGTAATAATTCCAACTTGTAAAACATAAGTATCACTATCCCATCTCTTAGTTCTAGCGGTTGTTCCTGACACTGAACCAGTAACAATTTCATTTTTCCAATAAGTTCCAACACCAACAGTCGCTGCTGCACCAATTGTAATTGTTGGTGTTGATATGTATCCACGACCAGAGTTTATAATTCTAATTCCAGTCACCTGACCACTTGAATTTATGACTGACTTGGCAGTTGCAGTAACTCCAGTTCCTGTTGGTGCTGAAATTGTTATAACTGGTGCAGTTGCATATCCAGTACCATTACTGGACATTGTAATTGATCCAATTCCACTGGTTGTAATTCCACAAGTAGCAGCAGCTCCAGAACCATTACCACCACTGATTGTAATTGTTGGTATAATAGTATATCCTATTCCAGGATTAATAAGAAGAATTTCTTTAATTGAATTTATACCACCCTTAAATGTTGTAATTGCAACTGCAGATGCATTAGTACCTCCAGATGGTGCAGTGCTTATGGCAACAGTTGGCGTTCCAGTATATCCATATCCATCATTATTTAAGAATATTTGTTGAATGCCTCCACTTACAATAGACGAAGTTGCAGATGCATTAGTTCCAGCAGAAATCAATTGAAGATCAACAATGTATCCCTTATCCTCAAGAAGAGAATCGATTTCATCTATTGAAGTATCAACAACTTCATCCTCGTATTCAAATAATTCACATTTAAGTTCATAAACATAGTTTTTACCCAATTGATAAAAAGGTTGTTCGTGCTCGACAAATTTAATTTCAAATAGTCTTTGACCAAGTGGGAAATAAATCATATCACCTTCTCTTGGTCTATAATAAACTTCTATTTCGGAATCACTAACTTCCTCTAAAAATGGAGAAATAAAATCTTCAAACCTCTCTCTGGAAATAGTTAGAGTTAATTCATCTCTTATACTCATTCCGAACTTTGTCAGAATGTCTCCTGAACCACCATATCCATCATAAGTGTTTACATATGCTTCAAGTAAGAAATTATCATCAAATTTTGAAGATTGTACTTCTTTTAAAATTGTTTGTTTTCTTACAAACTTTCGCGGTATATAAGTTACTTCTACACCATAAATTTTAAGTTGCTCATTAATTAACTCTTGTACTAATCTTTGTTCTCCTGGAGAACCTTGTAAAAAGAAAGGATTGAGTGCCATTATCCAATAAAATCGTAAGGTGGTAGTTCATAATCCATTGACATTCTAGATTTAATTTGTTCTAATTGTCTTTCAGCGTCTTCATAAATTTCTCTGCCATTTAATTCGATACCACCAGGAAGTTTAACTCCTCTAAATTTAATTAAATTTTGACCCCATTGTCTTTTAATCAACGCTGTTAAATACATTTTCAAAAAACTATCATTATAAACATTTGTAAATGTGTTAGGATCTAAAATCCTATAGCAGTCAATAACGATGAAATTACCGACTGTTTGAGCTCCCCAGTCAATATCCAAATATAATCTATTTTGTCTCTTGTTAAATCTTATTTGCTTATCTGTTGTAAGTAAAAAGTCAATATCTTCAAGATAAGACTTAACCATAGCATATTGTAAAAGTTGTACGGAATTGAAATAGTATAAATCATTTAAGAATAACTGATATTTTATACTAAACATTCCTCCAGAAATAGCACTTGTATCAAACTTAAATATTTTTTCAATTCCAGTTATTGAATCTGGAACTTGTATAAAATTAGAATTTTCATAAAAATTTGATGTTGTTGTTCCATATCCGCTGATACTTTTTGAAGTTGATGATGTGGTTACAATTCCAACTCCATTAGTATTTTTAGCTCTACCTCTATTAATATCTTCCTCTGATATTTTATATTTTAAATACATTCTTTCCACACCATCAAAATGACGCTCCTGGAAGTACTGAAGTGCGTCATCAACCAAATCATCTATTTGATCGTCGTCAACATTTATTTCTAACACGGGGGCACCTAAACGCCTTAAACAATAATCTATAAGTTCTTGGCGACTTGATGGTTTTGCCATTAGAATCCCTCAGAATTTAAATTCTCTACTTTTTGAGTTTTTTTACTAATTTTGGAGTTTAAACTATCAATCTCACTGGTCAATTGATTTACTTTAGTTGATAACTCTTCAATTAATTGCGTTGAAGTTTTTAATCTTGCTTCTAGAGCAACTGTTTGCGAAAATAAATCAAATGATTTTTGTTGATATGTTAAAATTAAAGTTTTGTAGTCAGTTTCATTCATAGTTAACTATAAAAAAAGGTGGGAGACTCCCCCACCCATATTTATAAGTTATAATCTATTTATTAGAATGTGCCACCGTCAACAGTGATATTTTCTAAAAATCTTTCAGAACTAGAACAATTGATAACTTGAGAAGTGCCAGCACAATCAGTAACCCAAAGAGATCCAATTTCAAGAGCAGCATATGTGGATGATGTAATAACGCTGCTAGACTCGCTTAAATCAGAGCTAACAACAACTCTTGATACTGAGTCATCCCAAAACACACCTGCTTTCTTAGCAGAAGCAGTATAATAGTGGAAAATAATACCAACATCGATATTTAGATCTGATGAAGGTGGAACCAGAGAACCACCACTATTGACAAGACCTACTTCAATTAAACTATCTTCAACTTTTAGTGTTTCAGTGTTGATCTCAGTTGATGTGCCAAGAACAAATAATTTTCCACTAACAGTAAGGTCACTTGAAACTCCAACAGCACCAGTTACTGCTGTCAGAGTAATTGCAGTGGTTCCATCACTTGCTTGGATATCATTACCACCAACTTTAATATCACCTGCAAAGGTAGTTAATGTATTTGAAGTCAGGGTAATATTGGTGTTACCATCCGATGCTTTAATATCATTACCAGCAACCGTAACATCTCCAGCAACTGTAACATCAGCGCCAGAGAACGTAAGAGCAGTTGTTCCGCCACTTGCTTTAATATCATTACCCGTAACTGTCAAATCTCCAGCAACTGCAACATCAGCGCCAGAGAACGTAAGAGCAGTTGTTCCACCACTTGATTGAATATCATTACCACCAACTTTAATATCACCTGCAAATGTGGTTAAAGTGTTAGAGGTAAGAGTGATATTAGTGTTACCATCAGATGCTTTAATATCATTACCAAATATTTGTAAATCACCTGTAACCTTTACGTCACCAGTGGAAGGATTAACTGAAAGTCCAGCGCCAACTCTTACAGTTTCGCCATTTTCACCAGCAAAAGTATCAACAAATGGAACAAAGAAATCGGCATTTGTGGAAGTTGATGTAGTATCAACGGTTGTTGCTCTTGTTGCAGTTGATGCAGTACCAGTTAAAGTGCCTTGTACTTCTACATTACCAGTAAAAAGTGCATTTTGTGTGGTAAAAGTATTAGTTCCTGGATTGTAGTAAATGCCATCATCAGTATAAACAGTTTCATTTATAGCAGAACCATTATGAGAATCTACAAAAGTTAAATGGTAAGTTGCATTAGTATTACTTGCAGTTATTGTTTTAACTTGATCCGCACTTGATGCATTTCCTGAAAGTGCTCCACTAAAAGTAGAAGCAGTAACTACACCGGCAAAGTTTGCATTTTTCCATCTTTGAGTTCCAATACCAATATCATAGGTGTTGTCATCATTAGGTGTTAAGTTGGAGATAAACTCACCACCAACGTTAATGTTATCAGTATTACTATCACCAATATTGATTGTGCCGCCTCGGAAAGTAACAACACCAACGAAGTCTGAATGTCCAGCAACGTGTAAATTCTGACCAACGGTAAGGTTTTTATTAATTCCTACGCCACCATCAATCTGTACAGCACCAGTATCAGCATTTCCAAGAGTATTATCAGTAGTACCTGTAAATGACGCAATTCCACTAAAAACAGGGTTAGCAGACCCACTTCCCCAACTTAAATTGCCACTACCATCATTTGTTAATACGCTACTAGCTCCGCCTTGAGTAGCTGGAAAATAAAAGGTTACCGCCGCTCCCACTGATGCTGGTGCAGCAAGTGTAATAAAGTCTGTTCCCCCAGTTGATTCTACAAGATTGATGCCACTTCCTGCTGAAGCAGTTTCTCTAGTCCAATATCTATGAGAACCAAAAAATTTGTTATTTGCATAATTATTATCTAAACCAACATATAAATCATACTTGTCAGTGGTAAAACCAGGCTCACCTGCTTTTAATGCTGGTAAATTACTAAAGGCACCTCTTCTAAACTGTAATACAGGAGTAGCCATCTTTTAATTTTCTATTTAATAATATTTATTATTTAAAAAGACCCATAATCAATAGATTCATTATCAATACTATCTGCTAAGTCCATTATTTGTGCAGCATCTATATGCACATAAGTTTGTGTTGCAGAATCATACATTAAAAATGTTCTATTTGCTCTATTTGTAATATCAACATCAGATATGTTTTCCATATCTCCAGAAGATTGAATTGCAGAATTAGATGCTACAACCTTTATAGCGTTTTGTTGTCCAACTCTAACTTTAATATTTGCCATTTACTGAGTAGCTCCTTTAGAAACTAATACCATTCCCTCAACAACTCTACTCATAACATTTGAAGTATCAGTGACTACAACATCATAAATGTATCTGCCCGATTTTAAACTTGATGTTGTCGTTGTGGATAGTCCTATTTTAATTTGACCATTAATAGCACTATATATTGATGATGTAAAAGTAGTCACACCAGTGCTTGACGGATGTTTTCTCATTTCCGCCTTTATGCTGTATCCTGTTAAATTAATTGCAGAGTTAGTAGACCCATCCTCTAGAGTAAAAGTCTGATTAAAATCGGTGCCGGTATTAACGACTAAATTACTGACATATACTGCCATTTCTTCAGGTAGTATTTTAAGTATTTATGTAATCATTAATGTTGTTATAACTTCCTGCTGCTTCATATACAACTTAATAGAAGTCTTTAACATTTTTTTTAAAGTATCAACATCATTACAAGAATCAATTTCTCTTGCTTGAATTTCATATTCAAACATTTTATCAATTGATTCTATTTCGATTTCATTTGGATCCATTGATTAACTCCTTGAGCAATGATTTAATCTCATCAATATCCTCTTTCATTTTTTCAATTTCATCTTTTTGCTTCTTTTTTTGCTCTTTCATTTTAAGATAACTACTGTATGCTTGTGTATCAGTATTGACAATTGCTCCAGAGTCATCTCTGTATAAATTTTGGTGACCTTCTACTCTAAGCATATCAGGCAAGAGCTAAAACTCTGAAATTTTTGAATTGTGGAGGATAGGCTTCATTTGTACCACTCATCACTAGTTTAATTTTAAATGCGGTAAACTGCTCTAAGTTATCAACACTAAATTGATACTCTAAGAACTCTCCGTCAGCACTTGATGGGAGTTTTGCATCTGGTTTTCCATTATTTAAAGAAACATCAATTATTTTATCTCCAAATCCATCACCATCAGTATCTGTCATATTATCATAACCTGGGAATAGTGTATATGATGGAGTTACTTCTTTGGAATCAGGTTTAAATATTTGATATAAAACTCTAAAATCTGCTGAGGAATGCTTATAAGCATCAACTAACACTTTGAGTGAAGTTGCAGGTTGTTTTAAATTTACTTTATTGGTTACATAAACTGCAGCGTGTGGATCACTAGTTGGTGAATTTACTCTTCCATCTGATGCATAATCAGAAACAGGATTATCCAAACAATTTCTAATTAATTCAACTCCAACTAAAGTTGCATTTGTATTAGTTGCACTTGCTGGTCCACCATCTAATTCAATAACTGGTGACAATTCACTATTATTAGTTGTCATTGTCATCGCAAGAGTGAAAGATCTATTATTTGGTAATCCAGACAAATTAACTTGATTAAGTTCATTTGGTCTAGATGCAATAAGTCTTACTGAAGAAAGTTTATTTTCTTCATTTAATTCTACAGATTCATATCCTTGATCTAAGAATGAAGTTTCAGAACCACCAGCACTAGTTCCAGATACAGTTCTCATTTGAGAAGTTATAGAAACACTCTTAGAATTAGTTCCAGAACCAGTAGTCAGAGATGATGGTATAAAAGTTTTAACATAAGGTTTAATTTTATTAAATTGATAATTTTTAGTTATATAAACATCTTTTGCTCCAACATCATTGAGATTGTTAAAACTAATTTGAGTATCTCCTGTTCCCTTATCAGACCTATTAATTTGTAAATAATATGAATTTAAATCTTTAGACTTTAAAACAATTGTAGATGTAACATCCGCCATTTGATGTTGGGCATTGATTCTTCTTAAAGAAATATTATTCAATTGATATTTAAAAACTTGAGCGTTGATTGAATGTGTAGTATTATTCGTACCATCAACACCTCTTTGCAACCCTTGAAGTTCTCCAGCGCCACCAGTTCCAGCAACTACAGCAGTATATCCAATAATTTCATTTTCAATTTTAACATATCCAGTATTAACACCACTAACAGAAGTTCCCTCAAAAATACCAAACGTTGATGTTTGTGCAATAGAAATAGCAGTCGAATCTAAAGCTAAATTTGCAGTTAAAGTACTTGGTTCTATATTTGATTTTAATCCATTTATTGTTAAAATATTATTGGTCGAATGCATTCCGTGATCGGAATGAGTTACTTGAATAATATTTCCAGTATAAAAATCAGATAATGTATTAGAACTTGTAATTGTTGTACCTGCCAAAGCTACATAACTACTTCCATTCCAATATTTTATAGTGTCTCCAGAAGTTAATGATTCTCCCTGAACATTTGTTAGATAAAGAGTGTCAATTCCATTAATACTAGGAATCGTAATTTGTGCCCCTTTACCTTTACCGCCGACAGAAGAAGTTACAATTCCTATTACATCACCAGTAACAAATCCATTTCCAGTCGCAGCTGCACCTATGGTTACGGTGGTTACTACATTTGAAGCAATAATTACTGTTCCGTTTAGAGTTTGATTGCCAGATCCTGTGATATTATAAAAAGTTACATTATTAAATGTTCCATTACTATATCCAACTCCAGCATTAGTTACTGTTAAAGTTGTTGGAACAGGTCCTCCAACTTGCTCAATAACTCCATGAGGAATAGCATCAATATTAGCTGAACCTACATTAGTATCACTAACTCTAGTACCAATAGTAAGTATGCTACTTAGAGATGATGAGGTTTGAATTCCTACTCTAAGTTTTCTAGGTAAAGTTTTAATTGGATCCGAGTCCCCAACTTTTGTTTTATCATTTGTGTCTTTAATTGATTGATTATAAAGATATAATGTACCAGAAGAAGTTGTAAAAGTACACTTATAAAGTTTATATTTTAAATCATCTAATGGACTAGCTATCCAAGTCGCAGCATTTTGTGATTTAAATAGAGTTCCTTCAGAATTATTAGAGATCTTTCCAGCGGCAGTCGTTGCACTGGTACTAGTTACAATATCTTCACCTTGACCAGCAACCCATACCGTGAATTTATCAGAAGTTGGAGACTTAAGAACTATCGCATAAAATTTATCTTTTTCTAAAAATATTGGAGAATCAAATTTGAAATTTGTTGGTAGATCTGGATAATTTGGACTTACTAGAATATCCGTTTGCTCTTTATAAACAACAGAACCAATAACTACATTTTGTGTAGGTATTCCTAATTCTACAGTTACAATCGATAATTGAACTTTATGATTTCCT